TACAACCACCCAGTGAAGGAGCTGATCTGGTGCTACACCAACCCATCTTACGGCTCAGCCACCCAGTACAACTCCATGTGGAACTTCTCCTCCAACTGCGCCAACGTGAACGTCACCTCCAACCTGAACTACTTCTCCCTGACCAACAACTTTGCTCAGGGCCACATCATCGGTACCCCCCACATCTTCACCGGGTATTACCAGGGTGCCAACGGCGTTGTTGGCAACGTCTTCAGCTCCAACTGCATGTGGTCCGAGGATGGTGTGTCCTCATACACCGCAGCAGCTGCAACGACCGCAGGTACCCTGGGTATCGAGGTGGGTCCCCTGTACAACTTCAAGCTGATTCTCAACGGCCAGGATCGCTTCTCCCAGCAGCCAGGTAAGTACTTCAACATCACCCAGCCATACTACTACCACACCGGCAACCCTTACCCAGGTATCTATGTGTACTCCTTCGCCCTGCAGCCAGAGGAGCACCAGCCAACCGGCACCTGCAACTTCTCCCGCATCGACAATGCCCAGGTCCAGGTTGTCCTCAAACCAGGTGTGTCTGCCCTGCAGCAGCGCATGTTCGCCGTCAACTACAACGTGCTGCGCATCCAGTCTGGAATGGGCGGGCTTGCCTTCTCAAACTGACCGCCCATATGTTGGTGGGAATGCAAGTCCTACTTTATATTTAAAGAAGAGACTTGCTTTAATAAAAAATGCAAAAATGTTCAAATTGTACACGTGCAGAACAACCACTCGATCAGTTTATCGGTCGACATGGTAAACCAACCAAGACGTGTAAATCATGTCGTGAAAAGAATAAAAAATATGATGAAAAACCAGAACGTAAAGAAGCACACGCTGCACTCATGGCCCAAAAGGGGAATGAGTATTCACAGGCGTCTCGCGCGCGTCGTTTAGCAGCTGACCCAGAAGGGTACAGAAATCATAATAATGAAACACATCGATTATGGAAATCTGAAAATCCAGGTTATATAGCAAATTGGAATAGAACCAATGTGAATGCTCGTCTAGATGCAATCAAGAGAAGTGCAAAAGAAAGAAATAAAGAATGGACTCTGGATGATATAGAAGCCAAGAGAATGTTGGTATTTCCTTGTACTTATTGTGGTCACTTGGATTTGAAAGTTCGTCTAAATGGTATTGATCGGATTGATAATTCAAAGGGGTACGTTCCAGGGAATGTAGTTTCATGTTGCAAATTCTGCAACTATGCAAAAAATATGATCTCGATTGATGAATTTAAAGATATGTGTCATCGAGTCGTCAAACATGAGCTTCGCATAGCTCAGTGGTAGAGCGGTGGATTGTAGCTCCATTTGTCACTGGTTCGATCCCGGTTGCGGAGAAGTCAAAAATTTTTAAAAGTTTGTATTAATAATAATGAAAATCACTCTGGTATTGCTCGTAGTGGCTGCCATTGCTGTAATCTTCTTTATTATGAAGCGCAAGGTTGTTGAAAAGAAGGAGGATGAGGCTCCAAAAAAGAACGGGATCATCTACGGATCAGACACGTGTAGATATACAATTCTGCAAAAGAAAAAGTATCCCGATTTTGAATATGTTGATTGCACAAAGGATACGTGCCCCGATTTTGTCAAGGCGTTTCCAACCACAGTGTATCCGGATGGTTCAACGGTTCCAGGATATGCACCTTAAAAAGGAGAAGCGCTTTTGAATAAATGTTTGCACGCCTCGTGGAACACATGGGGTCGGATGATTCGATTGTTCAGGCGGCTCGAATTTCATATAATCAAGCTGGGTATAAAGAGGACCCAGTGAAGACCCGTCATCTCATCAGGTATCTGATGCGCAATTGGCACACGACTCCTTTTGAGATGGTGGAGTTTAAATTTCACATCAAGGTTCCAATCTACGTTGCCCGACAGTGGTTACGTCATCGCACAGCAAGTGTGAATGAGGTATCTGCGAGGTACACCCAAATCAAGGAGGATGAATTTTACATTCCGGTGGAGTTTCGAAAGCAATCCGTCATCAACCACCAAGGGAGTGATTTCTCTGATCCTTTTGATAACGAAACAAATGATGCATTTGTAAACCTCCAAAACAACACGTGCAATCTCGCCTTTGAAAATTACAAGACTCTTTTGGATTACGGAGTGGCCAAAGAACTGGCTCGGGGCATTCTTCCGGTGTGTACCATGACGGAGTTTTACTGGAAGATTAATCTTCACAACTTGTTTCACTTTTTGCGTCTCCGAATGGATGATCATGCCCAACTCGAGATTACAAACGTGGCCAAAGTGGTTTACGAGGCTATCAAACCAATCGTCCCTTTGGCATGTGAAGCGTTTGAAGATTACCGCTTGAATGCAGTGACACTCACCGGACCCGAAATCAAGGTTCTCCAAACCAAAGATCCGAGCAGTCTTTCAAAGAGGGAACAAGATGAGTTTTTGGTAAAGTGTCAGCAATTAAAGATTTCGATATAGAATACATAAATGTCTACACTTGAGACTGATTACATCACCGTTCCGGGTCAGCTATTCGCGTGCCTTTCCATCGTTGGCCCAAGTTGCCCTCAGAAGAATGACAAGTTTGGAATCAAGATTCGTGGAGCCTTTTCCACCCGTTCAGAGGCGGAGTCTCATGCCAAGCGTCTCCAGCGGGATGATGCAACCTTTGACATTTTTGTGGTTGACATGTACAAGTGGCTGCTCATTCCACCCGACATGGATGCCATTGATGATCAGCACTACAATGACGACAAGCTGGAGGATATCATGACCAAGTATCGTGAGAACCAGCGTCTCGCTGCAGCCATGTTTGAGAAGCGCAAGAAGGATATGTTGGCCAAGCCACTCGAGGGGAGTGATACACCTTTCATCGAACCAGGTGATGAGAATTCCAAGTTTTACAACAAGCCCGATGTACCACCGATTCCCCATCCAGCCGATGTGGTGGAGGATCTCAAGAAGGAGTTTCCAGACATGTCGGTTGCCGAGTTGGTGAAACTGGCCAACCAGCGCGTTCAGGGTGAGATTGATCGTCGCGCAAAGGAAAATGTTGCCGAATAATAAATGAAAAATAACCTGACGCTCATAATAATTTTGATACTCGCCTTTTTCTTCTTCTATAACTCCAAGTCCAGATTTTCCCCATTAGCAATTCCATTCAAAAGTCCAAATGCTTCAATTTTACACATGAATGGATATTCAAGATCTTTAGGTGGTGATTGGAGTCTAGACAAACCTAGCCCTAAAAAATAAAATTACTTCTTCACCACATTCACAATGCTCGTTTTTTTATCTAGATTTGGGTTACTGGTTGCGTTTGGTTTGTAGTGACTCTGATGATATTTCCACATTGCATCGGATCCAATCCTGAACCCTTTTCTTATCGGAGCCTTGTAATAAAAAACACAATCCTCCAATTTATTTGATCTGCTCGTGTTGTCAAGAACGAGACACTCAAAATTTTCTGTACACGCAGACATCACCTTATTAAAGAGATCAAAAGATGGAAAGACTCCAAAGAAAGCCTTGTAAAGTCTCTCCCTGTTTTGAATTACATTCTCACGCAAGACAAATACATAATCAACATTCGCCCTGAGATCGGGACTCAGATCCATACAATACTGCATAGTCATCAAAAAAAAGATTTTCCAGTGACGCCCATTCATAAAACATTGTCTGATGCATGTATCCTTCATAAACGATTTATTGTACATGCAATCGTCCAAAAGTATAAATGCTGGATCCATTTTATTGAGTGCCACAAGTTTCTTTTGTCTCGCGATAACCTTTTCAATTGTATCTTTTGAATAATCCCCATAAATGAATAAATCTGGAATAAATTGTTTATAATAATGATTCCCCTCTTCGGTTGCTGACATCACCACACCAACCGGTATATTCCTTTTGTGATACAGAAGATCAGTAACCAGGGTGGATTTACCGGTTCCACGTTTTCCAATCACCACACACACCTTGTCGTTCCCAATCTTTGAAGGATCAAACTTTCTCAACTGAATAGTACTCATCTATTAATTTGCGAGTTTTTAATAATAGAATAAAAACTCACATAGTATCAGGATGAGCGACGGGGTCTACGGAGCTGTCACCGGGATGCATGATGCATTTTTATCCGGGGATCCATCATTCACTTATTTCAATAATCAATTTAATCTCGAGTCCCAAAACCTCGTAAAGACATATGTGGTTCCATTTGATACCGTTGACTATCGAATTGCGACAATTCCATACTTTGGAGACTTTATAGGTGATGTGACGATTCGAATGAAATTACCGGGACTCGCCACCCCAAATGACAACTTTTGGACCTTTACAAATCCACCAGCTGGTAACATGTATGTGTATTCATCCACAAAGAGTCTCGATCCGATTCTGACCGTGACTCCACAAAACATAAATGTAAATCAGATGAAACTATTCAACGCCTTGGTTCCAAATATATCGGTCGTTGGATCTGGGCCAAACTTTTCATTGATCGTGGACACCAACAACACCTTGACGGCATACGGGAGTGTTCAACTGAATGCGGTTTCCAACTCATTCACAACCAAAAAGATTTCATGTGGAGTTTCTCATGCTGCTTTTCTTGATGTGACTGGAAACGTCTACACCTTTGGTGACAACTCAAAGGGTCAACTTGGAAATGGTGGCGCTCCTGTGACTGGAACGCCCGTAGCGGTTGCAACCGGTGTTGTGGATATAGAATGTTGCAATTATTCAACTATATACCGAGACGCAACCGGAAATGTATACGCCACTGGAACCAATTCGGTTGGAGAATTGGGGTCGGCTCTCCCACCTGGTTCCTTTAAGCTCTCTTTTACACAGATTGCAACCGAACTCCCAAATGGGGCATTCATTGACAGTATAAAGGCTGGTCCCGATTTCTTATACCTGGTTGATAACAAGAACAGTAAAGTATATTCATCTGGACAAAACAACGTTGGACAACTTGGAAGAGTCGGCACCACAACTGCATTTGGTCAATGTACATTCAAAACATCTGGATTCAATTATCCGATATGTGACTTGGAGATTGGGTACAATTTTGCGTGCTTCACTTCTCTGAGTTCAAACGTCACCACCCTTTTGAATAGCACCATATCATTTCCGAGTTCAATATGTTTATCAACCACCTACCTTTATGTTGTGAGTGGATCAGCCGCTATATACCGAATCAATCTGAGCACCAACGCAGTAAATTTATACGTCTATGGACTTTCGAGTCCAAAAAGTCTTGTGAATAACGGAAACACACTGTACTTTTCAGACAACACGGGAATCAAGACTATAACAACCGCCGTCAGTAATGTGGTGACAGGGTCTTACAACACACTTGCAATCGACACAACCAATAATCTCTTGTACGCAACCAGTTCATCCGCTGGAACCATATCCAAAATCAATCTGAGTTCGAATGTGGTGAGTGTGATTTCCAGTAATTATGTAAATCCACAGGGGCTCGCCTTTGACTCCACGCACAATTATCTATACATAGGTTCATATAACCTCGTGACCCAACTGAATCTAAACACAGGGGCTTCGATGACAATCACAACCAGTTTTGTGTACCCGTACACCTTGGCAATGTCTCCTAAAAACTTTTTATACGTCGGTGCGAGTAACGTCATATCAAAGGTGGATCTGAGTGATTTGAATTATAGAACCAATAAACTCGTCACGCTCACCAACCTGAGTACCATCATAGTAAATTCTAACGACACTCTTTACACAACGAGTTCGAATGTATCCACTTACACGGTGAGTAACTCTTTATGGATTGCAGGGAACAATAATATCGTGTTTCTTCAAAACACAAATCGAGACAGCAACGTGTGTTCGGTTGTTACCAATGTTGATTCGATATACACCAATCGATATTCAAACACATTGTGTTATGTAACCAGATTTTTGGATCCGATTACCGGGCTCAACACCAATCTGAGTTTTTTAAGTGACGTTGGGGTCAATATAACAAATCGAGTGGCACTCGGAAACATTCAGAGTAATATTTTTGTAAACAACACCATCTCTCCCCAACCGAATGAAATGCCAATCATTTCAATAGGCAACTTTTTTCTATGTGGTAATTTGTTCTTTGGAGACTCCACCAATGGATCTATAGGGTCAATCGGATACAAGACTCAGACTCTCATGGCACTTCCATCCTTTTTGAATGATAGCTTCAATTTCTCCTTCCCTTTTGAAACATCCCAAGAGTCTCTTTCACCAAGCTCATATGTTTCTTTACTCTTTGATTCGATCCAAGTTGCCAACTTTTTTGGGTACGATTACAAGGATCTCACAAAAATATCAACCAACTCGTACATCCTCTCACAATCCTCACCTCTTTATAATGTCAATCAATTTTTGAGCCCACAGACTCTCCGAGAATCTGGGTTTATCCAGGGATTAAATTACATCGCCACGAGTAACATTTATCCCGCATATGAAAGTATAGTAAATTCAGTGAGTCTATATATAGGAAAACAACTCGTTCAAACCATCCCGGTTGAGTTTTTGGAATTCAAAAAGGAAATTGCCACCTCGTATAAAAATAGACCCATATTCAACCTCATTGAAGGGGATGGAACCAACCAGGTTCCTTTTGATAGATATTATTACATTCAAACCGACATTTTAAAAAATATACCAATCGGTGCAATTACAAATCAAGATGTTCAGATATATTTGGATTATAATCAGGTGACGGGTATAGATATGGATCTCGTAATCACATATATAAAATTTGACTCGACACCTTCACCGAACAGTGAATACACTATAGTTGTTCCATCCGTAACATCAGGTGGGACACCAAAGGGACCATGTACCAAGGTATTTACATCCAATACTTTCACATCATTGAAACTCAATGGTGAAAACATGTTTGATTCCAATTCATCCAACATCATGCCCTATGAAAATTTTGTGAATATTCCTTTGAGAGGCCAAAGTGTACTCTTCCTCAATCCCATCAACATGAGTAGGATACGAGATGTGAGTGTGAATGCACCAAGTTCAAACGTATACTTTGAAACTCTAAACATCTTGAAAGTGAAAAATGGGTTGGCGGGGATGTTATTTTCTTGATAGAATTTAATGAGTCTCATGAAGAGAATGTGTACACAAACATTACCCATTGAATTTCCAAAAAATTTCTACACAAATTCAGGTGACTACACCATACACATTCCAAGGTTGGGGGACATGATTACGAGCATTCGAATATGTGGAAATTTTGGAAACAACACACTCGGTGAGGCGATAATCAACCAAGTGGATTTCATTTCAAATTCAACTGTATTGGAGTCTCTCAAAGGAGAATTTATTAAACTTGACAATGAGATGAACATGCCCCTTGAAAAGCTCGCCACTTCAAATTCACTTGTCAATGGTTCTTTTGTGACTATCCAGATTCCATTTTATATAATCAAAAAGGGATTTTTCATGGTGAATGAACCCGATGTGAGAATATCTTTCAACTCGAATGGAAGTCCAGTGCTCATCAAGGGTCATCTTTTGGTGGATTATGTGCTCATAGAGGATCCACCTGGGGATACGTTTTTTCAAAGGGTTCGAGATGTTCAAGACGTGTATACAGTTTCTACAGGAAGCTGTACCGATGTAAAGATGAACACCACATTCACTGGACCGGTGTATCAGTTGTATTTTACTGTTCAAAATCTAAACACCGGTACGTATATTCAAAATATCAAAAACATTGCAATGTATGTGGGGAGTACGTTTGAAAGATTCAATCTTCCGGGCAGTTACTTGAGATATGCAGAACCTTTAAAGAGATACAAAGGTATTCCGAGTGACCCAATTTATCTTTACACCTTTGCCGTTGACCCATCCGATATTCATAGCGCAAGTGGTCAAATGAATTTTTCAAGAATCAATTCTCAACGTTTTGAAATTTCCTTGTACCCCATAGTGGATCCGATAAAAATCACCATCTGGGCTCAAACGCACAACTTTGTGTATTTCAACAAATCCAACTGCGCTCCCGTTTTTTACAACAATGAATACATTGCAGATAGCAGTGTCACCACCATCTCTGCATTGCCCACCCTCCCTGTGTACCTGAATCAAAATTACATCAATTCATCCTATTATCTAAATTTCTTGTCCCCCTTGCCCATAACAAGCAATGTAAATCTATCCAACACATACATCACCGACGACATTTCGGCTCAAAATGTATTGTTCAGTTCACCTGGATACTCGAATATAGCATGTAATTATTACACGGCTCGTGTATTTCCAATCAATATACAGTTTCCAGGGTCAAATGTCGCATCGGTTGCAGTTGATCCACAAACCAACAACATAGTTATGCTTCTGAGCAATGCATGTGTATATCATCAAAGATTTGGATACATCCCGATTGCAACCAACTCAATAGCATGGGACCTTAAATTTGACGTCAATGCCAATATGATTATATCATACACCGATCAGACACCATATGGGTACGTGGTTTCCTTACCGAGAAGTCCTCCTTTTGGAACACCAACCATATTGGCACAAAAACTGATTAGCAATTACAACATTGCTTTGTTTACAGATATCGCCAATGTATATTGCAGTTACTTTAATGCCACCACGGAATCTTATAATTTTTTAAACATAACATCCGGGGTGTCACTCAGTGTGTTTTCAAACAACATCTCCTCATCTCTGAGGGCTTTTCAATTTTGCAACTCTTCAAACTACGTTTCATTCTTGGACCCGGTGTTGAGCAATACATTTGTTTTCAACTTTTCTTCAAACACAGTAACCAGCAACGTTCTTTATTATGATGGATCTTTTTCAACCAGTGCAAACTCAAGTAGCATCTACATAAATGGAGTTCCTATAGTTCCGAGTGTGGCTCCATACTATTTTAATTTCAATTTACCAAATTACACGTGGGCCACAGATTCCTTTGAAAATATATGGGTTTACAACGGAATCAATGGTGTGTACAAAATATCAGTGACTCAAACGTTATTGAACAATTTAAATAATCTCCAATTGTACTATTACTGTGGTTCCAAAACATCCGGATCCACCTATTACACCGATTATATTCATTTTAGCCCCAATAATTCGGTGACTCTGACCAAGATTTATGAAAACCCGGTGTCACACTACTTGATCATGTGCGGGTACACTTCAAGTGTGTCGACAACCGTTACGGATACAAATCAGGTGAACTTTACCGTCCCACCGAATACCAATTTTATATTCACATGTGATTCGACTGGGAAGGTTTCATCCACGTGGAAAACATCTGCAAACGATCTGGTCAAGTACACAAATTTGATCAACACATATTACAATTCAAATGTATTTACACCTGCTCTCCCTTTGACTCGGTTTCCACCCATCCAATTGAGCAATGTATATGGACCGTCAAACACATCAAGTGCATACGTGGTGTCCAACAAAGTTTTTGGAAATGCGACGTATACTCTCGGTGCATCCAGTAACATTCAATCACTCACCAATGCATTTAAAGGATTTAATGGCCCACCAGCCTGGATCTCAACCGGTGGTGTAACCTCATACATCACAATTGAAATGTCTGGGACAACCAATTTTGTCTCAAATGTATACATAAGTGACAATAATATAGGAGGGCAATACACCATTCAGGCTTCGAATACATACAGTTATACCACGTTGGCAAGCAGCGTTCCTCTTGTGAATAATCTGATAAGTTTCAAAACGGTATGTTATTCCAATTGGAAAATTACAGTCAATATACTCGATCCTGGAAATACAGTGTGGTCGGTGTACGATGTGGCGCTCATAAGCGGAACTCCTCAAAATTCTCTTCAATACGGAACCGCCCCCATCACATCGGTGACTGGAGTTGGGAGTCAAGGAATCATCGTAATCAATTGGACATATACGTTGTACAATTTTACCGATCCACTCCTTGTTTATTATACTCTGAGCACGACACCCAACTGGATTTTGGCTGTAACCACCACATGTGGTGCACAGACTGCAACCATCACAGGATTACCATTTGGGACGTATAATGTGGCTGTTGCGGTTCCAGCCACGTCGACATTGGCATCGTACAATATACCCTTTAACATATTTACATCCGGTGTGTACCTCACACCAGCCACGGTCACTCTCGGGACTCTCACGAGTTCTCAGGGATCGATAGTGGTTCCGTGGACGTATGCAAGTTATGTATCCACTGATATTCTTCAAATTTGGTATTACACCACAGCTTGGTTTTTGGCGGTGACAACAACATGTGGATCGAGTCCGGTTACAATCTCAGTGCCTCAATTCACCGGAACGTACCGTGTCGCTCTCGTGGTTCCATACGGGGGTCTCAATGGAACTTTCAACATCAACAAAACCATTTACAGTACGATTCAAGTGCCCGAAGTCATCATAAGTTCCTTGGTTCCAACCGATCTGACAATCAATTGTTACTGGGTCTATACTGCATATTCAAGTTCCGAGCCTCTCAATTTCTACTATTCTTTGGATGGGGGTTCGTCGTGGAATCCAGGGACAACAACCACATGTGGTGCAACTCAACCGGTGACCATTTCAGGTTTATCAACACTCGGCACCTACCTGGTTTCCGGAGTCATTCCGGGAGGTGGTTCAATCGGGCCCTACAACACCAGCAACACATTTTATGCAAGCACCACAAGCCCTTCAGAATTGATCACTTCTCTTTCAACCACTTCAAGTAATGTCACTCTCAGTTGGAATTCAAATGTATACTCGTCAACGGAACCTCTTTATGTGTACTATTCAAACAATGCTGGAACTTCATGGGGATTCGGTGGGTACACAACATGCGGATCTTCTCCAACCACAATCACAAACATATCTGGAACTCTGACAAGTTCCTCGATTCTCGTATCTCTTGTGGTTCCAGGTGGTGGAATCAACGGACCTTTCAATACGAGCAATTCGATAAGCACACAGGGAACTCTCGCTGCTGTATTCATATCTTCGGCTGCTCTCACTTCAAACAGCATCAATATTTCTTGGAACTACACCGGGTACTCGAGCACTGACCCACTCACAATTTATACAGGATCTACATTGTACGCCACCACCACACTGTCTACAGCAAGTTCAAATATTCAAAACTTGGCACTTGGATCCTCATACAATGTGGCACTCACTGTTCCATCTGGAACAACCCAGGGTCCCTATAACAGTACACAGGGTTTCTACATCACATATCAACTTCCATATATAAAACCATCATACTTTGGGTCTCCAAATGGATCCTTGGCTATCAATTGGACATATTATGGGTACGTGAGTGGGGACACGGTTAAGATTTACCATTCAAGTAGCAGCAGTGGACCATGGGTTCTCGGAGCAACAACAACGTGTGGGGCAAACACGAGTACATTCGGTGTAACTGGGTACTCCTTAAAGCAAGTGGTTTACATGGCACTTGTGATTTCATCCACCAGCACGACATATGGAACGTATAATCTAAATTTGACAAAAACATCAACGTGTAAATATGGATTCTTGTATGATGTCAACATCACATCGACGTATAGTTTCATCTTCAGTACACTGGGAACGAAGGGTGCCATTGGGCCACTCTCTTCTTCTCTCTACTCTTCGTACAACGATCCAAATTATGGTGGAATTCAACTGTTACCCGGTGTGACGACACCATATGTATTGACACTCAACTATGGCATGCAATATTACACAGTTCCATGTGATTGTACACTCTTGGTAACCATGGTTGGAGCTGGACCGGGGACGCAGTTGACATTCACGGGGCATTTTTCACAGGGTCAAGTATTGGCGGTGGCGGTTGGTCAAGCCGGAAGTCAACTCTTGTATTGTGGAACCTCTGGATCTGGTGGAACATTCATAGCCAATGTTACGGCAATCAACACACTCTCAAATGTACTAACCAACCCAACATTCTTGGCCGCAGCCGGTGGTGTTGGGGGTCCTGGATCCGGATTCAACACCAACACAAATCCAGGGGGTGTACCGGTGAGCAATGGTCTCGATGGTCTTCCCGGTGCGCCTTACAACGCAGGTTCGGGGGGTACAGGAGGTTCCGGGGGAAGTGTTCCCACCAATGGGTTCAGGGCTGCCGATAGTGGAGCTGGATATTCTGGAAATGGTGGAAACATACCAACTGCACCACAGGCTTTTATCAATGGAGCATTTGGTGGATACTACACTGCAACCAATGATCCATACTTTTCATCGGTTATATTCTTGATGCAAGCTGATTATGGAGTGACTGATCTCAGTACTCTGGGTGCATCTTTAACCAATCAGAATGTGAGTGTGTCTACAACCCAAAGCATATTCAACGGAACATCCTTCTATTTCAATGGTAATTCGAGTGTTTATACACCAACCAATTCATCGTATGATATAGGAGCACAGACATTCACCTTGGAAATGTGGGTCAGAATCGAGAGTGGAACATTTGCACTTGCCGGTAACGGAAACATGGGAACTGTTGGTATCAATGGATGGGGCACCGGAGCACTTTTACAGACGTGGTCTCACGTGGCGTATGTGAGGAGTGGAACCACGGTCAACATCTTTATAAATGGAATTTTAGATACGACAATAACCACCACCACCGACCCGATAACAACAGCTCCGATAAATTATCTCATTTTTGGAGCGGATAGCAAGACGAGTAATCTGAGACCATCTTTCCAGGGGTACATGGATCAAATCAGAATGACGGTGGGTGTAGCCAGATACACAACCAATTTTACAGTTCCTTCAGGTCCATTCCTTGTAAAGGAGTCTCCAGGTGGATTTGGAGGTGGAGGTTCATCGGTGAGTCTCGGGACCAATTATGTTGGAGGTGGAGGTGGTGGATACAGTGGTGGTGGATGTGGTGGGTACCCCAGTTATGGTGGTGGAGGTTTGGGGGGGACATTGGCCAATCCGGGTCTGAATAACATTGCATATTCTGCAACCGCACCGGCAACGTCAGATGGATATCTAAAGATTACATTGATTTCAATAGGATAATGGAGGAGGCGGCTATCGATATTTTACAGCCGGTTCTTGAAAGTGCAGTGTATCTTGCCGGTCATTACTGTAAAGCGTGTGGTCGTAATACAATCACATCAACCGATATACAATATGGGATGAGATATGCAGCCCGAAATGTCTTGGGAACCAGAACTGGTACTCTCTTTCCGGAGGACGAGGATGAGGACTCAGAGTCGGACATAGAAGTTGTGGATGATGAAGATGAACCGTTTATTCGATACTCAGGAACGGACAAGACATTCATAGAGATGAATGAATGTTTTGACACGTGGGATGAGTGGGATCCAGATAGCCCCGTTGGAGTCTTACTAAAAAAAGCAATAGATATCAATGGAGGGATACACGATAACAAAGCCTGAGTACTATATAATAAATGAAGACGAGGAGGAGGACAATGACCACAATGTAGAGGGACACAGTTTAAAAGAGTACAAAGAGTTGGAGGAGGAGTCATTTCTTGACTAGACTCTTCAACTTGGATAAAAGTTTGGGTTTAATCTTTTCAGAAAAGGATAATTGATTCACTGTATCGAGATCATATGAATCGAGTGAAATTGGCAACTCGGTTTGAGAATTTATGTACCCAACTATGAGTCCGATACAGTCTCTATTTAGTTTAAGTCTTTTGAGTCGATTGGATTTCATACAAGCATTGGAGTACTTTGTCCACATACTCCCCGGTCTCAGATCTCGCGGAGTCTGAGTTCCCCCCTTTAATAAACATGCAGGTATGAGACACGCAGAGACGTTGAAAAATTGTATGAGATCCCATGACATGTCTTTATAAACCACACAATCAATCATATCAGCATCTGAAAATGAATGTGAAACGAGGCTAAGAGTCTCACAATTGGATGTGTAATCGATACAATTTTCATGCATGAGACCAAATGTGTGACCGTGTTCAATCATAACTCTACTTATCAACGATTCTCCAATCGGTTCTTGAGTTTTTAGCAAGCTGCTTACATACATTTTAGGGGATGAAAGATCATCTCTGAGACTTTTAAAGTTGAGTACGTCAATCTTCACAGCACTCAAGTTCCCATCATATTCTTTAATCTTTTTAGTAGCATCATCTACTGATATACCCAGAGACTCTGCAAATTCCTTGACATCAACCCCTTTAAATTCATAGTAATCATCAAATTTAATCGACGTCACCTTTGAATTTGAAATTATGTAAAAGGCTACAGGAAACGATCCAGATATTTCTTTGGTTCCGGTTAAATTTTCAACACTCTCAAAGTCATCCAGGACCAAAGGTAATTTGGAATACCGCATTCGGTCCATGAAATCAAGCGTCTTTTCTCGTGACTTTAATATGTCGTGTTCGAATTTAACGTGTTTTACATTCTTTTCAAAAAAAGTGCTCTTTCCAGAATTTTTCAAGCCCCAAAAATTTATAAGACCTTTAGTAGGAAATGGCATGCGACGATGATACTTCTATTACTAAACAAGTCTTAAATCTCATATTTGAGACGAACGAATTGAAATTGGTCATAGGTACCTGGACTGGAATCTTACTCTTGATTCTCATTCTAACAATTTATACATCCATCAAGGTGAGCTTCAAATAAGATTCTTACTCTTCATCTTGGGTTGATACGAACGAGCCATGTCGCTATACTTTGACTTGAAAAGAAATTGTCTATTCACCTTCATTTTATAATATAAAGATATTTTTATTATAATAGACAATGAGTCACATATTTGGAACACTAGAAGGTGTGAAGATTGAAACGGTTGAAAATCTTACCGAAAAGATGAATTTGATTGTTGAAAAGTTAAAATTGACTGAAGTATCTCGATGCTTCCATCAATTTGAACCATTCGGTGCCACTGGAGTAATTCTACTCGCAGAATCTCATTTTTCGGTACATACATATCCCGAACATGAAAAGTTGTATTTTGATTTATTCTGTTGCAATATCGATTTCAGGGAAAAGACTTCACTTGCAGCGAGTGAGATTTTCACCACATTCAAAGCAACAAAAATATCCTGGGAATGTAAAGATCGGTAGTGTACTTTACAGGAAAGGTGTATTTGATTCGCTGATTTACAGAGTCGTAATGAGCTTCATAATTACCGGTGCGTTTTCCACGACCCCATTTCATGTACCGACCCTTTTCAACTTTGCGATAAATGTCGAACCATCCTCGATGACTCGCCAAAATTGAATTGAGTTTATTGTTTATATTAGAGCCACACCCACGGAAAAGGATAACATCCTCCTCTATCGATGTCGAATCATCAATCACCAAATTTGTATTTTTGATTCCATTCAAATCAAAATTGTGCACCCCACAAAGTTCATTCAATTCATTCAAGGATAGAACCTTCTGCTTGGGAAAGAGAAGAGACAAGATGAATACGAATGGTAAAAGTCCACTGAATCCGTACATTCTTTCTTTTTACGTGATTCAAAGTTTTAATTGCTATTGAAACGAAACGTCTTTGGTTTCATAACCAGATTACTGTTGAGTATACCGATTATTCGTGCAAGCTTTTCATCAACGACACCAATGTAATTTAAAGCTCTCTTGACATTTTCAGGTGATACATTCTTTGCAGAATTTACCAGATTATTTCTTGCATTGATAGCCTGGTTCACTCTCCCATTCGCTGCATTGTTTATGGCTGCATTGCCGTATCGGCGCATGTTACTATTTGGTGGACCGTTCATTTATTACTTGACAAGAAAACAAATTCACCTTTGAGTGAGATTATCAAAGAGTGAAACTCCACCATATACTTCGGCGGCTACTGGAGAATTTGTTATTGCGTACACAAGAGAAGCTCCCAATAAAGGAAGTATTATTCCAAATACTATAAGAAATATTGCCATAGTGGAATCTGATAAAGTCTGAGCCACATTTACATTATTTATGTCAGGATTACAATTGTATAGAGTTACAGTATCACCAATAGTCATTGATGTTGTAAATTGGAATCGATATACAATTGAATTTATAGTCACGTTATATGTATTTGCCGAAGGTGGAGACGATACACTCGATGTGATGACTCCAGATGTTTTACAACTCTTCTTTTGGGTAAGAGATATACCTATTATAAACATGATAATTCCAGCTATAAGACTGGAAACGGATGCACTCCATCCTCGAATTTTACCATATCCACCAAGAGCTGCATCCATTATTACTTGTCAAAGAAAACAATTCCGGTTCCTGAATAGTGGCCAATCCGAGATAGATCAATTTTGGTGTACTGTATTTCATCCCAAAAGGATTGCATCTCCGGGTTCAAATGAATATCATCGAGCATGAGGATACCCTTGAAACCAACTTCAACGAGCTTCTTGATCATCTCACGTTCTTGAACTCCATCATGTGGATCCACGTCTATAAACATGAATGGAATATCCTTGAATTCATCGAGGACATCCATCCCATTGCAGAGCCTAAAATCAATCGTCTCTTTGAGCTCAGGAATGATGACATCCACCAAATCAACCGTGGTCAGTTTGA